GGTGTAATTATTCATGTGATTTAGTGCCTATATGGTGTAAACTACTTACCATGAGTGAATCCTATTTTAATCCCGCGACCTATATTGTATTAGATAAAGTAACTGGTGAAGAAGTTGACATTAAACTATTCATTGAAAGGGTCAATAAAGACAAGTGGGAAAAGACATACGCTAAGACACTGGCTGAATATATTGGAATAGGCGGCACAGCAAGTTGTAAAGTTTTGGCTTATTTGATTCAGTTTAGGGATTCAAAGAATCTTATTTTAGGAACACAGGAAGGAATTGCAAAAGAGTTGCAGATTTCTAAAAAGACGGTAACAACTGTTTTTGGTGTTCTTTACGAAAGGCAGATGCTTAAAGAGGTCAGAAGCGGCTGCTACTTTTTAAGCCCTAATGTGATTTCTTATGGCAATAGAGTCCACGGGGCTATGCTTCTCAGGATATGGGGCGAGCTTGATTAATCACAGGGGAATAGAATGAATGTACTAAAATATGATTTCTCAATACGAGAGAATCCTGAGTCTTGGACATATACACTTAATGATATTGACGAGATAAACAATATCTTTGAAGAATACGTGTCTAAGACTTATGGGGATACCGTATATATTAAAATGAGAAACAGTGGCAAGATTCAAATTGAAGGCGATTTTGATATTAACCAATTAAAAACTATTATCGGCATAGTAGAATCTGTTATATAGTTGATTAATCAATCACTTTGGAATACATTAACCTATGAAGGAGATTAATATGAGCTTAGAGGCAACCCTTACTGTTATGATAGACGAGCTAAAGAAATTAAACGAGAACATAACTGAGCATAACGACATCATGTTAAGCCACTACGCCGCCATTGGAGAATTAGAGATGGAAGAAGTTAAAGAAGACCTTGATTCTTGAATGATCCTAAACAACAACTCTATGCGGCATTAAAGGAAAAAGCCGCATACATCAAGACGCATAAGCTTGAATACTTTGACCCCTACCCGTGGCAGGAAGCCTTTATTAATGATAAATCGAAAAGCAAGGGGCTTCGCTGTGGAAATCAACAAGGCAAGACATTTTGTGGTTGTGCTGCTGACGCTTTTGACTTAACCGGACTCTATCCAGATGACTACAATGGATTTAAATATGAAAAACCAATCACTTTAGTCGCAGGCTGTGTTAATAACGACAAAACTCGCGACATACTCCAGAAAGAACTCTTTGGTGATCCAATCGAATGGGAGAAGGAACTCGGAACGGGATGGATACCAAAACACTGCATAGGCAAGATTCAGAAGAAAAGAGGCGTACCAGACGCCTTTTATAATATTCGGATTAAGCATTTCACCAACGGTAAGTTTGATGGCTGGTCTAAAATAGTCTTCTTGGCTTACGAGATGGGAAAATCTACATGGATGGGACACCAGGCAGACATAACCCACTTAGATGAAGAACCTCCCGAAGATATATTAGAACAAGCCTCGCGATCAGCGATTGCTACCGGAGGACGTATCAGAATTACATGGACACCTGAAAACGGCATGACAAAAGTAGTCAAGATGGTACAGGAAGAGTGGAGTATGCACACTGCTGAATGGAAAGACGTTGCTGGTGAAGACTTTGATATAGAAGTTGAAGGCGAGAAATTCGAGTTTAAGACGGTCTATACGAAGTTCGGCAAGAAAGGTCATTTAACCAAAGATAAAGTACTCTCTGCTCAAAAGAACATTCTTCCATATCAGATGAAGATGAGGATGAGGGGGATTCCCGTTTTGGGAAGTGGGTTAGTCTTTGCTTATCCTGAAGAATCCTTTAAGTGTGATCCGATTGAATTTCCAGATTACTTCAAGTTTATTGACGCTATTGATTTTGGTGGTCTCTCTTCGACTGCTCATCCGACTGCCTTTGCCAGAATAGCCTATGACCCCCAGATGGACATAATTTACGTCTATGACGGGTTTAGAATGATTGGTAAGGAAATTCCTGTAATCGCTTCTCATATCATTATGAAGCCTAATTCAGACATAATCCCCGTAATATGGCCTCACGATGGTAATAAGATTACCGGACAGGGCGAGTCTACGAAAGACCAGTATATAAAAGCGGGTGTGAATATGTTTATCGGGGAGGATCCTGATAAAAGCCACTTCACCAATCCGCCGAGTGAAGACAAAGCAGAGGGAACGGGTGGAATACAGATAATGCCTGGAATTACCGAGATTTCAACTAGAATGAGTGATGGACGATTCTTAGTAATGAGGCAAGTAAATGATTTCTTTGAAGAATATAGAAGTTTTCACATGAAAAGCGGTAAGATAGTCGATGTAGACGATGATTTTATGTCTGCTGTGCGTTATGGAGTACAATCTATACGACACGCAGTCAGCCTTGAGGAAAAGGTCATAACGTTTAATTATAATAATAGTTCGGTATCGAATTGGATGGCAAGCTAATGAAAGAAAAGAAAGTAAGTCAGAAAAGACAGGAAGAAATCTTAGAAGAAGCCCGTAAACGCTTCAAGATAGCTTTCGAGGCAGAAGCATCTCAACGAGAACTCGAACTAGACGATATTAATTTCAGAAATGGCGACCAGTGGTACGAAGAAGACCGCAAACAGAGGGAAACAGACCACCGACCTGTTCTTACAGTGAATAAACTCGAACAAAGGGTAGATCAGGTAACAGGAGATCAGCGAATGAACCGTATGGGGGCAATTATAAGGCCCTTAGACTCCGGTTCTGGTGGTAAGCAGGGAAATTACAATCTTGCTCAACTCATGGGCGGGATTATAAAGAACATTGAAGCCGTTTCTAATGCTAAACAAGCCTATGATACGGCTTTTGACCATGCAGTAGGTCACGGACGAGGTTACTGGCGGATAATCACTGAGTATTCCAGTGATGACACTTTCGACCAGGACATAACGATAAAGCGGATAAATAACCATTTCAGAGTCTATTTAGACCCTTCTGCTGAAGATGTGACTAAAAAAGACGCTAAATGGGGCTTTGTTACCCGTCTTGTAGATAAAGACGAGTATCCAACAGCTAATTGGGATTTTGGCACGGGTGATGATTATACTTTGTGGTATGAGAACGACAAGGTAAGAATAGCTGAATACTTTAGACTTGTGCCTGAAAAACACATTATCTGGATGATTGATGGCAAAGCGATTAAAGTCAAAGACTCCAAAACCGATATAAGGGATGAACTTACTTTAGACGGCGTAAAACCCGAAAAGACAAGAGAAGTTGATTGTTATAAATGTGAGTGGTTTGAAGTCAGTGCAAATGAAGTCTTTAATGAAAAAGAATTCCCGTCAAAATACATTCCAATCATCCCCTGTTACGGTAAAGAACTAAATGTCAAAGGAAAGACCTATTATCGCGGTGTTATTCGATACGCAAAAGACCCACAGAGAATTTATAATTACACTCGTACTGCCTCAGTAGAACAGGTCGCACTAGCACCTAAAGCGCCGTGGGTAATGGAAGAGTCACAACTTGGCAATCATGCAAAGATGTGGGAAACAGCAAATGTTAAGAATTACTCTACGTTAATTTATAAGAACAAAGTCGGCGTACCACCACCTCAACGTCAAGCACCACCGCAGCCTTCAAGTGGCTGGATTTCAGAATCACAGATAGCAGATCAGGACATAGACGCAGCGAGTGGGCTTTATAAGGCTTCACTGGGCGCACCCTCTAACGAAAGGTCAGGTAAGGCGATTAATGCCCGTAAGGTCGAGGGAGACGTCGGTACGTACCATTTCCACGATAATAGAGCTATGTCACTACAGCATTCTTATGAGATTCTGGTAGACATGATACCAAGAGTCTACGACTCACAACGTATTATAAGAATCAAGAAGTTCGATGATCAGGAAGACATGGTTGAGATTAATAAAACCATTATCGACAGGCAGACAGGACAAGTCGTTAAGATGTACGATCTCTCAATAGGTAAATACGATGTAGTTGTTGATGTAGGCGCTTCCTATACAACACAACGTCAGCAGGCTTCTGAGTCTATGATGGAGTTAATTCAGTACGCCCCTCAACTAGCCGATAGAATTTTAGACATTATTGCTAAGAACTTGGACTGGCCTGGTGCTGAAGAAATATCAGAAAGACTCGCAGACAAACGACCTACGCAGCAGCAGATGCAGCAGATTATCGCTGAAGCCGTTGGTAAGGCAATGAACTCAGAGAAAATGCAGATTGAGAAGTTCAACGCCAAGACAAAGAGAATGCAGACTATCGGTGATATATTAGCCGATGGAGACAAGATAGAAGTTGAGTTATTGAAACTTCTCGATGCTAACGGAATTACGGATGAAGAAATCAAGGCAAGAGCCATTGATATAGTTCAACGGATGAATGACGAACTGATGGCGGCAAATACTAATGTTGAAAGCAGGTTGCAACCACCACAACCTCAAGGTCAACAGGGTATGCCACCACCTACTAGACAATAATCAATAACTTAGGGTACAATATGAATACTGATCAATCAGAAGTCCTCAATCAAGAAGAAACTACCCTTGATGCCGAGGTCGAAGAAAGTGGCTTGCTGGAAGCGGATAGCGGTGCTAACGCAGATGCGGAACAAGTAAGTGAAGAGGATAAAGGTCAAGGGCAAGGACAATCGAAGTCTGCTAATGCAAAAGCACGACTTAGACGAAAACTTGCAGAGTCGGAAGCTGAAAAAGCACGTTTAGCGGAAGATACCCAAAAGCTACATGAAAAACTAGCAACACTGGAATCGAAATTAGAAACAGTGGTCAATCCCCCTCCTCAGAGGCCAAGCAGGGTTGATTTTGAAAGCGAAGAACAATACGAAGACGCATTACTTGACTGGAAGATAGGCGCACCAAAACAAGAGATAAGACAAGAGGTTAGTCCTCAAGTCCCTCAAGCTCCACGATTACCGGACGATGTTCTGGAAAACTGGAAGGATAAATGTTTTGAAGCATCTGAAAAATACAGTGATTTCAATCAGGTAGCATTTAGGACAGATGGGTTGAATATAACAACCACTATGTCTGATGCCATTGTCGAATCTGATACGGGTGCTGAAGTAGCGTATTTTCTTGGTAAAAATCCAGTAGAGGCGGACAAGATTGCCCGACTGACTACTGTTCAGCAGGTTCATGAAATAGAGAAACTAGCTAAAAAATTTACTAATTCGATAACAAAAGCGCCCGAACCGATTGAAGTAGCTAAAGGTACGGACAATCTGACAGGAAAAGACCCCTCGAAGATGAGTCCAGATGAATACCGACAATGGCGACTAAAAAGCCGACCCGCGCATTACTAAGGAGGCTATATCATGGCCACAGCAACTAACACAGCGTTAACACCTGATGTGATTACAAAAGAATCGTTAACCATTCTACATAATTACCTTGTCTTTACCCGTAACGTAAATCGCCAGTATGACAACTCAAATACGATGGGCGGTCAGAAAAACAGCGGTGCAATTCGTATTCGTTTACCAAATAAATACGTCACCAATACTGGTGCTGCTTTAGCGACTGGCGATACGATTGATACTGTTGAAAAAGCAGTCAATTTAACCGTTGGTACTCAGCGACATGTTGATACGTCTTTCTTAACAGAAGAACTGACTAACGATATTGATACTTTCTCAGAACGTATCTTACAGCCTGGTGTTTCAGTGCTTGCCTCCATGTTCGATTATGACATGATGGCTATGGCTTATGCTGGTGTTGGCAACTCCGTTGGTACGGCTGGAACGACTCCTGCTACTGCTGGTGTTATGCTTGATGCTCATAAGTACATGAACTACTTTGCAACTCCTATGAATCAGCGTTGTGCTGTTTTAAATCCAGATGCAAATGCTGGACTGGTTGATGGCTTAAAAGGTCTGTTTAATTCGCAAAGCACTATCGAAGAAAACTACAAGATGGGCTTGATGGCGAATAACCAGTTAGGATTCAAGGAGTTAGCTATGTCTCAGAGCGTTCCTGTTCTAACGACTGGAACACGTCTTGTCAGTGATACCTTCCTTGTCGATGGCGACACTATCAGTAATGGTGGAACAACCATTGATGTTGATGGTGTTAACGGAACTGAAACAATCAAAGCAGGCGAAGTCTTTACGATTGCTGGTTGTTATTCTTGTAATCCTGAAACAAAGCAGTCAACTGGAAAACTTTACCAGTTTGTTGTTGGTGCTGATGCTACTGCGTCCGGTAATCAGTGGACTATCACTATTGCTAATCCTATCTACGCTGCTGATGCCGAAGGCTTGCAGAACGTTGTTGGTGCAACAGCCGCAGCCGCTGTTGTTGATGGCAACGAGGTAACCTTTATCGGTGCTGCTTCTACCGCTTATCCACAAAACCTTGCCTTCCACAAAGATGCTTTTGTAGTTGGTACGACTGACCTGGAAATGCCTAATGGCGTTCACTTCTCTAGTCGCCAGGTAATGGATGGAATCTCTATGCGTATTGTTCGTCAATACCGTATTGATACCGATGACATTCCTTGCCGCATAGATATACTATACGGTGGTGTAGTGGCTCGCGGTGAAACAGCTACGCGCATCTGGGGTTAATTAACAGGCGGGTGTAAAAGCCCGCCTTAATTTGGAGAAATATTATGTCAAATATATTAACCTCGAATATCACAGAAATGGGTGTTATATCAGTAACTTATGATGCTGCTTCACAGGCTGCTAATGATACTGATGAAGACACTGTAACAGTGAGCGGGTTGAAGATTGGTGATTTTGTATCACTTGCAGCACCGGCGCATGAAGATGGTATTGGTCTTTGTGACTGTAGAGTAACAGCAGATGATACATTGTCTATTACGTGGGTTAACTCAACAGCAGGGGCGGTAGACAGAGCATCAGCCACATTCCTGCTCTTCTGGGCCAGACCTGACGCAACACGTACAGCGGTATAATAGGAGGGGCTTATGTAGCCCCTTTTACCTTTGGAGGCTTTATGATTCAACCATTAAGTGATCGTGTTCTCGTAAGGCCGATAGAAAACTCTGATACATCAAAATGCGGAGTTTATATGGGCATGGCTAAAACGACCTTCACCCCGGCCGCTGGAAAGAAAGTCCAGAACACAGTAGGAGAGGTTCTTGCTGTTGGTAAAG